TATTACAGAGGGCGATTCTACCCTAGCAGTAAGTGACTCAGGTACAGACGGTACGTTGACATGGACAGCAGACGGCGTAGTTGTACTGACAATTGACGATACCGTTGCTACATTCTCGAACAGCCTAGACATTACGATGGGCGCAGGCAGTACTCTAACGATTGCTGACCTTACAAACAACGATGTACTGATTGCTGGTGCTAGTGGTTTGGTTGAAGATAGTGGCGGCGCACTAACATTTGATGGTACGACACTTACTGTTACTGGCGCAGCAGCAATTGATGAAATTACAATTGATGGCGACACAATCAGCAACAACACTACTAACCAGCCTATCATTATTCGTCCAAACGGAACTGGCTCAATTATTCTACAGAATGGTTCGTCAGAAGAAATACTAGAATTAAATGATACTGTATCTGCAGTAAACGGCCTAGCTATTACAGCGGGTGCTACAGGCAACCCTGCGCAGATCACAACTGGTACTGGTTCAGAAGCTAACATTGATATCGGCTTCTTAACTAATGGTACTGGTGCAATTAGTGTTGTAGCTGGCTCGGGTAACTATGAAGATAACGTTACAGCAGACGATGACATTCCTAACAAGAAATATGTTGATGATGCCATATCAGCAGTTGGTGGGTCAGGCACACTAGATAGTATTACTGAGTCAATTTCTTTAGCAACACCTGGCGTAATTACAATCGGTTCTGCAACAGGCATTCCAGCTAACTGTACAATTATAAGTACAATGGTAGATATTACCACAATAACTGACACGGCAGTTACAGTAACAGTCGGTGATACTACAAACGGTGCAGCAAGTTACATGGCAGCAACAGAAAATGATCCAGAAGTACAAGACATTTACATTGCTGACGGGCGACTACTTAACGGTGGTGTAGCAAGGCAAGCTAACGCAACAGTTGGTGGCGTGGATGGTACGGTCGGTAACGCAACTATAACAATCACATTCATACACGCATAATTTTAATTACACTACATACACCGTAATTTTAATTATAACTGGAGATAATAATGAGCGAAAAAAGTAAAGCTGCGAAAGAAGCAGCCCGAGCCGCCAAAGAAGCGGCAAAATCTGCAAGAGATACAGCACAAGCGGCGGCCAAGGAAGCAAGGGAGACAGCTAAGAAAGGCGCAGTCCCTGCCGCAAGAAATGCTAAGGAAGCAGCAGAACGTGCGAAAGCAGAAGCAGTAAAAGCGGACGCAGAGGCTCAAAAGGCTGAGGCAGAAGCAGTAAAGAAAGGCGCTAAAGCAGAAGAGAAAGAAGATGCTAAGGCGGCGCGCAAAGACGCAAACGAAACAGGTGTAATATCCTTAGAAGCGGAAGAGGCGGCACATATTGCAGCACAAGACGCACCTAAGCCACCTATACAATATAAGCGACCAGTAACAAAGAGTTCCAATACAAAATTCTATTTTGTTGGTGCAATGCTACTTATAGCGGCAGCAGTTGCGGCTAATGAGTATGGTCTACTTAATATTGACTTCGCCACATACATTGATGCTGTGAAAGAAAAGTTACAGCTAAACTAATACCTTAGGACGGCTCTTACGGGCAGGTTCGCAAAAACCCCGCAAGGGGTTTTTGTTTGGGTCCGTATTCTACAAACGCTGATAAATACATATGAGAAGAATTTGAGGAGAAACCCACATGGTTTGTGAAGATTGTGGTACTTGTAAGGGCTGTGGCGCTGACACTGATGGCGTAAGCGGCACGGGTGACGGAAATCACCACCCTAACAAGCACTTAGAGCACGGATTTAAGAAGTTTTGGCGACCAATTGCGGCATACGTATACTTAATAATTTGTATTTTTGATTTTATGGGTGCCCCAATGTATGTTGCCTACAATAATGAACAAGTAAACAGTGAAGCATTTGCTGAAATTAGGGCCCTGGCTGACAAAGACGTGCAAATCAAGGCATTAGAGCAACTGGACTTGGGTAGTAAAAGTTGGGAACCGCTAACACTAATGGGTGGTGCATTTTTCCATCTATCATTTGGTGCAATACTAGGCATCGCTGCATTTACGCGAGGCAAAGAAAAAATTGCAGCAATCGACAAAGCAGGCTAAGAGGATAAAACAATGGCAACAAAATACGGACAAGACGCAATTCGCGCAAACGAAGATCGTAAACTAGTGTTCAAAGCACGCCTACAAACAATTGCAGTAATTATTGCAGTTGGTATTGCATACATGGCAATTGACCACTACATATTTTAAGGTAATACAATGAACGAAATGCGCAAACTAATGGAGGCTATACAACTCAATGAATACGAGCGAACTGAGCCTGTCTATACAGAATATCGTGACCCAGATGGTGAATTCGTTGTAAAGTATCGCGCAAGCCGAGGCTACTATGCTGAAGGCTATGGCGTAGATCGTGCTCCATCATTTGAAAACTTAGACGATGCTATCGAACACGCAGAACTATGTCTTAGCTCAGGTTTCGGCGATGAGATCGAAGAAGATGCCGACCAGAATTTTAATGACGATTCAAATCTACGTAGAAAAGTAGAGAAAATTGTTGTGCCCCAGATCGAAGATGACGGCAACCCTGAAGAATGGTTGCAGCTAATGAGTTATGCATTTGACGACCTTGATGTTCCGTTCAATGTTGGTGTAGCTAAAACGTTACTACGTGACTATGGCATACAACCACACTGTGATATAGAGAAGCGTTTCGGTGAATCAATTGAAGAAGAACTCGAAGTAGTTGGTGAAGATAAAAATTCAGCAGCCCTGCATAGAGTTAATGCAGCCTACTCGGCCCTAAAGGGTGATCTAGCAAGATTGGTAGCTGAGTACAGAAACGATCCAGATTTTGATGGCATATATCTTCTTGACAGTCTTGAATCTCTAGTAGATAGATACTCAGACTAATGAAACTATTTGAACTAATACAACCGCTTACAGAAGCGGCCAATGGTACGGTGGTATTCTCATTTGGTCGCATGAATCCGCCTACGATTGGACACGAAAAGTTAGTTCAAAAAGTACTTGATGTGGCAGGTGGAGCAAACGCTGACCACGTAATCTATCTCTCACAAACACATAAGCCTAAAAAGGATCCACTTCCTTGGAAGGACAAAGTTTCACTATTCAAGAAAATGTTTCCTAACGCAAACGTTAGCACCAACACTGAAGTCAAAAATCCATACGGCGCCCTAGCACATTTAGGCGAAACATACGATAACGTTATTATGGTTGTTGGTGCAGATCGCGCAAAGCAGTTTGACACAGAGATGCGCAAGTACTTAGACGAGTACGGTATCAAAAATTTCCAGGTAGTAGACGCTGGCTTCCGCGACCCAGATGCGGAAGGAGTGGAAGGCATGAGTGCGTCCAAAGCACGTAGCCTTGCGGTGGACGGCAACTTTAGTGAGTTTGCTAAAGCATTACCATCCACAATCAGTAACGCAAACAAGAAAACAGTCTACAATAAAATACGCCAAAACCAATAAGCCTGCTTGACAAGTCCTTGTAAATATAGTACAATGTGCTACTACAAGGAGAAACCTACACATGAGTTACCAAGCAAAACATTATTCCGCTGACGACGTGCGACGCCTAAAAGAACTAGTAAATGAAGGCTGTGTTGTTAAGCGCGAAGTGGAAGCATTAAACGAAGGGCTAAACGATACAGTTAAAGCAATTGCAGAAGAAATGGAGATCAAGCCTACGGTATTAAAGAAGGTGATTACCATTGCGCACAAAAATAGCCGCCTTGACGAAGCAGACAAATTTGCAGAACTGGAAGACCTACTAGATTCAATCGGTATCAAGTAAGTTGTTTAAGTTTCAGGAAATTGCCGTGTTCTGGGGAGAGACCTGGCGCGAAAGCAAAACACTGTTCTTTGCTGAAATGATAGGCACAATAAGTGGCATGATTGGGGCAGGTACACTAACGGTTATGGCGCCTAATCCCAATCTACTTCTGTCGTTTTCAGCGTATTTGGTTAGTTCGGTTACATTACTGTATGCTTGCCATATACGCAAAAGCTCGTGGATGATGCTGCTAATGACATTTTACACACTCACAACGTCCGTAGGACTGGTTAAACTTTTTATATAATGTACGTAGACGCGATTTTTAATGCGAAGGATTCTACTGTAAAGGTTGTGGAACGCAACAATGATGGTAGGCGTGTCTTCAAAGACTACCCAGGCATATTTGAATTTTATGTACCCGACAGCAAGGGAAACGACAAAAGTATTTTTGGCGATACACTCTTAAAGATCGAGTGCGGCTCGATAGGCGAATTCAAAAAGATGCGCCAGATTCATTCCCATAAACGGAAGTTTGAATCTGACGTTAAACCTGTTAATAAAGTCATTGAGGCGCACTACAAGCATCTCGATCCTGCTGACCTTCATATAGCATTTTTCGATATTGAGACCGACTTCGATAAAGAGTTGGGCTACAGTTCGCCTGAGGATGCATTAAATCCGATTATATCAATTGCTGTGCATCTACAGTGGTTGGATCAAACTGTATGTCTAGCACTTCCTCCAAAAGGAATGTCAATGGAGGAGGCCAACGTCATTGCAGATAGTGTTGGTAACACAATCCTATATCATGAGGAGACAGACATCCTCGATGCGTTCCTAACATTAATTGAAGACGCAGATGTATTGAGTGGTTGGTACAGTGAGGGATATGATATTCCATACACGATCAATCGAATCATCAAATTGATGGGACGACACGAGGCGCGACGTATGTGCTTATGGGACAAGTTTCCGAAGCCGAAGACCTTTACTATGGGTGGCAGGGAAAGTCAAACATATGAATTAACTGGGCGCGTTCACCTTGATTATCTAGCTCTCTATAAAAAATTCACATATGAAGAACGACACAGTTACAAACTTGACTCAATCGCCGAAATCGAGGTCGGAGAGACAAAGGTTCCGTATGACGGTACGCTTGATGAATTATACAACAAGGATTTTAAAAAGTTCTTAGCATACAACATTCAGGATACCGAACTACTAAACAAGATTGATAGGAAGTGTCAATTCATTTCTCTTGCAAGCAGCATTGCTCACGGTAATTGCTCATTAATTCCTGCGGCGCTGGGTGCAGTAGCGATCACCGAACAAGCTATTATTGTAGAAGCACATGAGCGTGGTATGCGCGTACCTGATAAGGTAGATAGTGTAGGCAGTGATTTGCCTGCAGCAGGTGGTTGGGTACAGGAACCCAAAACAGGACTACATCGTTGGATCGGCAGTAGTGACCTTAGTTCGCTGTATCCATCTGTTATTCGTTGCCTCAATGCTAGTCCCGAAACTATTGTAGGACAACTACGCACAGACGAAACCGATGACACTATTCGTGCATATTTGAAGGAGGCGAAGAAACACTCATTTGCAGGCTGGTGGAATGATCGCTTTAATACAC